GGTTATGATATGAGTTTAGCATGGTTATACGGTTCTGATTTTACATTCTTTAGTCAATTGTCAAAAGAATTAATAATACCCAACGCTAAACTTAAAAAACTCGCGGTGCAAGCGAGTCCTTCGGAAAAAAGATATGCCCCTGGTGATACAGAAGCGTATAATGAAGTGTTAAGACTAACACGTGAATGGGCCTCTAAGGGTTGGTTTAGTATGAGTGATGGTGTTTGGATTAATCATGATATGCACCAAAAACATTGTAAAGAATTTCCAGAAACAGTTGAACTCTAGATAAAAAGTTACTATAATAAAGACTTTAATATATTAATGGAGAATATAAATGTCAATTTTTGATAAAGTATATAATACATTAGTAGTAGAAGGCAACGAATTAACTGCCAAGCAAATGGCAAATTTTTTCGGTACTACCCCTGCAACAATCGTTGCAAGGATTGCTGATTTGAGAAATAGCGGTAACGCTGTTTATGCAAATAGGAAAACTAACTCTAAGGGTGTTACAAGAACATTCTACAGAGTTGGAACTCCAACCAAAGCTGTAGTTGCAGCTGGTTATAAAGCTTTGCGTCAAGCTAGAGCAGTAGCCTAAAACAACTAATAAAGGGACCTTCTATAGGTCCCTTTTTTTTCTTGATTATATGGAGGAAACAAGTTACAATAAATTATGTTTATTAATACTAGCCAATCATTAAGATACGATCAGCATGGTCGTAAACGTAAAACTAAATCTTTATCAACTTCTAAACGTAAGTATGATCGTAAAGACTTTAAACCTTACGTTAATAATAGAACTACTTTAGACGAACTAAGAGAAGCTCAAGCTAAGCAGTATAAGTCCGTCATGGAAGAAGCTATGAAAGATGGATCATGGATTAAGTTAGCAGGTGGTACTGGTAAAAGAGAGAGCCCTAAGTATACTGGTACGTTAGTTAAAGGTATAGCTACTATGCATAAGTCTAATGCAGTACCTGTTATTAACGATCAAGAGGCTAAAGATATTGCGAGAATGCGACGTGGTTGATAAACATTTTATCCATTACGGTTATCTTAAACTAGATCAGTTTATACCAAAACGTCTCATTGATGATATGTTTAAATGGTATAATGATAATTTCTCAAGCTTTGTTTATACTAATGATTATCCTATGACGGGTACTACCTGGTGTTTAGATTCAGCTAAATGGGAAGACGCTGAACCATTTAATAGAACTCAAAATTATATTATTAATAAGATGCAAGAAATGTTTCATATGAGAGTGGTACCCACTTATAATATGGGACGTGTTTATACTAAAGATACAACTGGTATGGTTAAACATAGAGATAGATCACCTTGCGAAATTTCATTTACATTACCATTAGCTTATGATGGGTTAACATGGCCTATTAACGTGAGAACTTCAAAAGGACCTAGAGCTATAAATTTAAAAGTTGGTGACGCTCTTTTATATAAAGGTTGTGATGTTGATCATTGGAGAGATGATAACAGACATAGTAATGTTTTATATCAACATTATTTTCATTTTTATGATTTAGAATCAGAAACAGGATCATTTTTAGATTATTTTAATAACAAAGGTAGAGACTGGCCTGGTGCTTTTGATCGTATGGAACAACTTAATGATTTACCTCCTCTATCAGAAAATGATAGGGCCAAATACATTGAAAAAAACGGTTGATTTTTTTCGTATATATTATACAATATAATTTTATAGGAGAAAAAAAATGATGGATTTTTTAAATATACCAACTGATACTTGGAAACTTTCACCAGAAGAGCAAGCAGCATTAAAACATTATACTGTTAAAGTTATTCGTGATACTAAAGTTATTAAAAGCGTTGATTGTTCTTTATATGATCAAGCATTAACTGAACTAGATAGATTTTCTAGTTATGGTGAGTCTGACACAAAAGATACAATTGTTTTGTGTCAGGGTGATAATAATAAAATTTTAAGATACTTTAAAAATGGAAAAACTTTCGTCAATGGAGTTGACTTCCATTCAAAAAGTTAATATAATTATTAAATAATAAATTAATAAGGAAATATATTATGGCACATATGGTAGAAACAATGGCTTATGCAGGAGAGGTACCTTGGCATGGGTTAGGAACTAGAGTACCTAATGATCTTTCACCAGAGCAGATGATGACATCTGCTGGACTTGATTGGTCAGTTGAAAAACAAACTTTAGTAACTCTTGAAGGTATAGAAGTACCTGAAAAGAAAGCTTTAGTTAGAAGTTCTGATAATAAAGTATTAGATATTGTCGGAAAAGATTGGAACCCTGTACAAAATATCGAAGCGTTTAAGTTTTTCGATGACTTCGTCAAATCAGGTGATATGATGATGGATACAGCTGGTTCTTTAAAAGGTGGTCAGATCGTTTGGGGTCTAGCTAAGATAAATGAATCGTTCGAATTGTTTGGCGGCGATCAAGTTGATTCATATTTACTGTTTAGTAACCCTCATAGATTTGGTCAATCTATTGATGTTAGATTTACACCTATTAGAGTTGTATGTAATAATACTTTAACCTTATCTTTATCTACTACTTCTGATAATGCAGTTAAGCTTAATCATAAGAGACCATTCGATGCAGATGAAGTTAAAAAGATGTTAGGTATTGCCAATCTTAAACTTACTAAGTATAAAGAAATGGCTGAGTTCTTAGGTAGCAAAAGATACGAGTTGGATACAGTTAGACATTATTTTAATGATCTATTTCCAACATACTCAAAGAAAGAGTCAGATGAGCTTGTTATATCTAGACCAGGTCAAAGATTAGAAGAGTTACTTTCAACACAGCCTGGAGCAAATTATGCTAGAGGTTCATGGTGGTCAGCATTTAATGCAGTAACTTACTTTACTGATCATGAGAGAGGTACTGATACTGATGCAAGAATGCAATCAGCATGGTATGGTCAATCTAAAAACTTAAAGTTAAAGGCTCTAGAAAAAGCAATAGAGTATGCTGAAGCAGCCTAATTGGGTTTCCTCCGAAGAGTTGGTAAGTGCGGTCAATGATCGCACTCCACTCTTTATACCCAATGCATTAGATAATTTAGACTACAATTGGGATGATGTAATTGAATGTTTAAATATAGATAATGTACCACAAAAATGGATGCAATATGGTGGTTTTGTTTGTGAAAAATTAACTAATAGATTTATAACGATAGTTGAATTAGGTATGCTTTTAAAAGCTGCCTTTCCCCCTAGAACAAACGATATGACAATACATCTCTATGGATCATTCTCGCATCGTTCTGAGACCTTCGGTATGCATAGAGATACTGCTGATGTGTTTTTTATTCAAGGTAAGGGCAAGACTAAATTTGACTTTGAATTTAATAGAAGCTATAATTTAAGAATGGGAGATTGTTTATATATACCAAGAGGTGTTTATCATGACCCTAAACCAATAACCCCAAGGTTTGGTTTTTCAATAGGATTAGAAAACGGAAGATATGATTGAATTAACAGTATTTTTAATAATCGGTATAGGCATGATAGCTCAATATTATGGTTATAGACAAGGACATAAAGCAGGTGCATCTTCAATGTATGATATGCTTTATAATAAAGGTGAAAAGAAAGGCAATTTTGTTATTGTAAGACTACAAATAGAAGATTAATGGATATTATTTTTGATATAGATGGAACTTTAATGGATGTTAATCACAGACGTAAGTTTGTTGATGGCTCTATGGGTAAAAAAGACTGGAAAGGTTTTAATGATGCTATGAAAGATGATGCTAAACAAGAACAAGTATGGTTCTTAGCACAGACTTTAATTGATGCAGGTCATAGAATTATTATTTTGACTGGTAGAAGCATGGACCAGCAAGCTATATCAAAAATACAACTAGCAGATCTTCAATATGATTTTATGCTTATGAGACCTAATGATGAGTTCTGCTCTGATGAGCAGCTTAAATCTGATATGTTAGATCATGTTAGAGGGTTAGGTTATGATCCTAAAATTGTTTTTGATGATAGAGATGCTGTTGTTGATATGTGGAGACAAAGAGGACTACTTTGTTGTCAAGTTCAAAGAGGTAATTTTTAATGGGACAATATGCTGATAAAGTTGAACAAAGAAGAATAGAAATAGAAGCGGAGGAATGGGCAAAGGGTATTAAAAGTATCCATGCTCATTCTATAAGTAGTATGTGGTATGATAATAGACCTCAGGATACTGATGGTAAAGGTGTTCTTGATATAGAATATAATAACGGGAAGGTTGTTAGAACATTAGAAAACGGTCAAAAAATTACTATGCATAAAGGTCTCGATAAAAAAGAGATTTTAAGGGAGTATGTAAGAAGTGGCAGTTTCCATCAAATGTAACAAATTTAAAAATAGATTTTGGTTTAGTGCATGCCCTAAAACCGGCACTCAATCAATTGAAGCAATAATAAAAGAAAATTTTGAACACAGTCATTCATTTACTGATGAGTTTCATGAAAAAGTAGCTAAAATAATAAATCTTCCACAATTTTATAAAAGAGATGCCTTGTTTGGTACTATTAGAAATCCATGGGAAAGATTAGTTAGTAATTTTAATTATCAAAAAAAATCAGTTGAGACAAAAATTGAGTACTTAGCAAAACCTGAAGAGTATGAAAAAGATTTTCCACGTAAACAATGGCATTATAAAAATGATATCTGGGTAAATAGTTTATATCTTGCTGCTGATCAAATATATAACACATTTGATAATTATATAAAATGGTGTAATAGATTTTCTGGGATGCATGTTTACGAAAAAGGTTATTTTAGAGATAATGTTATTAAACTTATTAATGATTTTGATACACCTGTAGCGTTTGGAATTAATACTCAAACGGAATGGTATGCAGGTAGAGATATTCATTTGCTATATTTACTTAAAATAGAAGAACCAGAACCTATTATTGATTTTTTTAGAGATGTTTTTGATACTAAAATAGAAGAGCTACCTTTTGTAAATGTTACTGGTAACGGAAAAGAATATAGAGATTATTATACACCTAAATTGAGAAAAACGGTAGATATTTTAGAACGACCTATAATATTATCTGGTAACTATAAATACTAATATGAAAATTATACAAAGAGGTGATGTTACATTTGTTGATGATTTATTCACAGAGAGTGAAATAAATCGTATGGATCAATATTTTTCTGAATATACTTTATGGGGGTTAGGGTATGATGAGCTTGATTATGGTGCATCTACCGCAACATTATGTAGATCATTAAAATGGGATCAATGGGTAGGTGTGCATCGTATATTTAATGATATTCAATTAGTAATGAAAAAAAGATTACACCAATCTACAGAAATAAAAGTGCCTCTTTTTTCTAGATGTCTTATTAACAATTTTAAATTTGGTGATTCACCTATGTTTCATAGAGACTCACCTAGCAGCCCTGAAGGTAGAACATTTATGGTTTACCCTAATAAGGTATGGGATCATAATTGGGGTGGTTATACCGTTTTTGCAGATGATGATTTTGATGTTATTAATGTTGCTGCTCCGAAACCGGGTAGAATTGTTATATTCCCAGGCAAAATATTACATGCAGGTGTTGCACCTACTAAAATACATAAAGGGTATGGAAGATTTTCAATAGCTTATCAAGACCCGATAGGTAATCCAAAACAAGAAGATCTTAAACATTGTAAACCAAAAGATATTAATAAAACATCTATGGTTGAAATATACGGGGATAATTATTACGAATTAAACCCAACCAATTAATTATGAACGATTTTGAAGCTTTAGAAAAAATAAAAAATAAAAAAAATAAAAGACCCTTTTTTATAAGATGGTATATGAAATTAATTGCCAAATATAAATTGTGGAAAATGAAAAAAAACGATCCGTTTATATATGAGGAATAATTATGATTTATACTAATGGTTGTAGTTATACATATGGTATTGGATGTGCACAGCATGATTCTGCAGAAGATTGTAAGAAGTATTGCTGGCCAACTAAATTAAGTGAATTATTAAATGATTCAGTAATAAACGAATCTATACCAGGATCAAGTAATTTAAGAATAGCTAGGGATACAATAACAGCATTAGCTAAAGATGAATTTAAAATTGCTATTGTTATGTGGTCAGATGTTTGTAGAACAGAATTATTTAGACCAGGTGAAGGTGAATTTAGACAAATTAGCATGGCACAAATTACTCCACAAAATGTAAGTAATATTAAATCTTTCTACCATAAGGAAGCTTTTGAAAGTTATTATGGTTTTATTAGTTCAGATGAACGAGCTTTACTTGAATCGCTCACTTTAATGCTTGGGGTTAATGCAATGGCCAAAGCTAGAAATATACCCTTAATTAATTTACATTTTAAAAAGAACTTTAATCGATATTATAGACATGTTCTTAAGAAAGCTGAAAAAATGAAAGATATAACACATAAAACACTAATAGGTGATGTAAATAAATTAAAAGATGCTATTTTAGAAACTAATAATCATTTTTTTGGTTTTGATTCAGAATACGGTTCATTTGAATGGTTTGTTAAAGAAAATGATTTACCATTTTCTAATTTTTCTTTAGGTCATCCTGGTAGAGAAGCACATGAAGAGATGGCAAAATGGATTCACAATTATATTATAGAAAATGACTTGGTTAGTTAATGGTTGCAGTTTCACTTATGGTGATGAATTAGAAAATCATGAAGAAGAAAGGTGGTCTAATCATTTAAGTAAATTATTAAATGAAAAAATAATTAACATTGCTTTACCAGGCTCATCTAATAAACAAATATGGAGACGTACTATGGAGCGTCTCCATAATGAAGAATTTACTAATTGTTTTATATTATGGTCTGCCTTTGAACGTATTGAAACAATTGAATTTAATGCGGGTGTGACTATAAAATCAGATGATGGTGTTGCATTATCTAACATTCATCCAGATTATTATGTTCAATGGTCCCCTGCTAGATTAGATACAACCCCATGGAGATATAAAAAAGACGAGTTTGAAAATTTTTATTCCAGAATTTATTCGTCTGAAACTGGTATAATGGATACCGCATTTTATATGTATGATTTGTATAATATTTGTAAATTAAAAAATATTAATTACTATCAAGGCTTTTTTCATCAAGGTAATAAATTTGTAATAGAAAGAACTTTTAGTGAAAATAGATTAATAAATTATGGTACAAGATTAGAAAGGGTAATAAATTCTTGGAATAATTTAATTAAAGAATTTACAGGTAATCAAAGAATTGGTTTTGATGAAAGGTCTTTATCATTTAATGAATTTACTGAAATAAATAATTACAATAAAATGCCAGAAGGACACCCAGGTCCAGAAGCCCATGAGGGGTATGCTAAATATTTATATGATAATTTTATAGTGAGGTAATTATGATTTTAGGATGGAGTGAAGGATTTCATGATGCAGCAGCCACAATATTAGATGATTATGGTAATATAGTCTTTGCATCACATTCAGAAAGATTTTCAGGTAAAAAGCACGAAAAGTTTATATCTAATGAACTTAAAAAACACATTAATGATAATTTTGAAACACCAGTTAAAGCTTTTTTCGAAAAACCGTTATTAAAAAAATCTAGACAGCTATATGCTGGTCAGTTTAAAACTGTTTTTTCAAAAAGACAGTTAGCTTGGAACCCTACGGTAACGTTTCATCACCATTTATCCCATGCTGCTGCAGCTTTTCAAACTTCAAATTATAATGAAGCAGCTGCTGTAGTTGTTGATTCAATTGGAGAATGGGACACAACGACAATATGGAAATGTTGGTATGAAGATGGAAAAGCAAAATATAAAAAAGCTTATTCAAAAAAATACCCTAACAGTATTGGTTTATGGTATACTGCATTAACACATCATGTCGGTCTTAAACCATTAGATGAAGAATATATTTTTATGGGTATGGCAGCTTATGGTAAGTTTAATAGAGAGCTGTCAGAAAAGTTAAGCTTTTTATTTAATCATAACTTACATAAGGGTATATCAAAAGATTTATCTAAAAATTATTCATTAGGTAAATATAAACCGGTAGATATAGCATTTAATGCACAAGTAGTATTAGAATATAGATTAAAAAATTTATTTAAAGAAGCATTAAGAATTTCAGATAATGTGGTTTATGGTGGTGGTGTAGCATTAAATTGTGTAGCTAATTCCGAACTTTATAGACTATGTGAAGGCAATTTATGGATTATGCCTAATCCAGGTGATGCAGGGGGATCATTAGGTGCAGCTGCATTAGCATATGGTGGTAAAGTTAACTGGCAACACCCTTACTTAGGGTTTAATATTCAACCATCTAAACCATTGAAAGCATTAGCTAAAGATATTGTTATTCATATTAAAAGAAATGGTATGTGCGGAGTTGCAGTTGGCCCCGCTGAGTTTGGTCCTAGGGCTTTAGGTAATAGATCTTTATTAGCCGATCCTAGAGGACCAGAAGTAAAAGATTTAGTTAACACCATTAAACGCAGACAAAAATTCAGACCTTTTGCCCCTGCAGTGCTAGAAGAAGATACTGGGCTATATTTTAACCCTAATTGGAAATCTCCTTATATGCAAATGGTTGTTGATTGCAAAAAAGGTGATGAGTTACCAGCCATTATTCATAATGACGGTTCATCAAGAGTTCAAACTGTAGGAAAGGATGACCCAACTATTTTCAGACTTATATTAGAAGAATGGAAAAAACGTACTGGGTGTTCTGTACTACTCAATACATCCTTAAACATTAGAGGTGAACCAATGGTTAATAATGTTATGGATGCCAAAAGATTCGAAAACAAATACGGAGTTAAAGTCTTCTATTAAACATACGCCTAAATAATGGTGTCATGGAACAGTTTTTTGAACTAATCGGTGACGTTGGAGCTCCTATAGCGGGCTCTCTCGTCATGGGATTTTTTATATTTACAGTTATTAAGCAGATCTTAGAAGGTATTGTTGACGATATAAACACGCTTACTGGATTCTGCACCATGTTAGAAAATAGAGCTAGGACAATGAGTAATGAAATGATGAAAATTGATTTACTAGTATCTAGTGCGTTAGAGTTAAGACCTGATATTGATAGAATATCAAGAGCTGAAAACTTTATAGAAGATGGTAAAATAGATACGCGGAGAGATTAATGGAAAGTGAAGTTTCACAAATTTCTCAGCTTATTTCAGATTATGGCTTTCCTATTATCATGTCAGTTGGTATGGGATACTTTATATACTTTATCTGGAATTTTATTGGTGAAAAAATAGATCCTCAGATTGAGAAAATGCATTTTGCATTAATCAAAGTGATAGATCAAACACGCATGTTAGACCAGGATATTATTAGATTACAACAAAAAGTAAATGTTGTTCTCGAATATAGAGCAGTAGAGGAAATAAAAAAGAAAGCCGATGAAATTAAAAAGAAATAATTTATTTTTAGTACTATTTACATTACCACTTTATTCTACAGAAATAGTCCATAAATTTAAAAACCCTTCATTTAGTGGTATAGGCACTGGTGCACATTATCTTACTATTGAAAACCAAGAACATTCAAGAAAGAAAGCAATAGAAGAAGCCCTTGAAGCTGCAAAAAAAGCAGCTGAAAGAGAAGCAGATAACACCACGTTAGCTAAGTTTATTCGTAACTTAGAATCAAGAATATACGCACAATTTGCTAAACAATTAGTAGAATCAATGTTTAGTAATGATAACCCTGCATCATTTGGATCATTTGCCTTAGAAGGTAATATTGTAACATGGGAAGTTGTTACTGCTGAAGATGGTTCAGAATGGATTAAATTGACAATAACAGCAACAGATGGTACTGAGACGGTTATAGAAATACCAGTTGGAACTGGAAACTATGCTCAGGATCCTGATGGTTAGAATCTTATTAACATTATTAATTTTACAAGGTTGTGCATCTGTACCAAAATGGTCTGATGGTCCAGGTAACTGTGCTTATGAAACTGGTAAATATAGTGAGGGGTTTAGTAAAGATGTTGTTACAGGTATAGCTAAGCCAATAACTAGAAAATATATTTGTGTTGAGCAACCATCTGTAGTTAAATTACCATCTTATATTCAATTATTAGAATTACCACCAGCAAAGGAACAGCCAGTGGTTGCAGTATATCAATTTTTAGATAAAACCGGTCAAAGAAAAGCTAGAGATGGAATTGCTGATTTTTCTACTGCTGTAACTCAAGGTGGTGTTGAAATGGTTGTTGATGCACTAAAGACTGCAGGTGAAGGTACATGGTTTAGAGTTGCAGAAAGAAATGGTATAGACAATTTAGTTAGAGAAAGACAAATTATAAGAAGTGCTAGGCAAGATTTTGCTAAGCAAAACGATCAAGAAAAATTTCAAGATTTGAATCCACTCTTATTTGCTGGTATGATTATAGAGGGTGGTATTATTGGTTATGACACTAATATCAGGTCAGGTGGTCTTGGGGCCAGAACACTTGGTATTGGAATCAGTAAACAATATAGGCAAGATGTTGTTACTGTAAGTATGAGAGCTGTTTCAGTTCTAACAGGTGAAGTTTTACTAAACGTCCAAACTCGTAAGACTATTCTGAGCTACGGTTCAGGGGGAGACGTCTTCCGTTTTATTGAGCAAGGTACTCAGCTTATTGAGTTAGAGGACGGTGTTGGTAATAATGAATCAGTGACATTTGCAGTACGAACAGCCATTGAGGCTGCAGTATTGGAATTAATACACCAAGGCCATTCACGTGGTTATTGGACAATCGAGGGATATAACGAAAATGAATAAACTTTTAAGTATAGCATTGCTATTGTCGACATCTTTTATTTTCGCACAAGCCACTGATGATAACGAGATTAACATAACTCAAACTGGTGACACTTTATCTTTATACATAGACCAAATTGGTTTTGGAAACAAGATAGGTGGTGATAATGGATCTTCTGGATCTTTATCAGCTATGTCAATTACCGGTACAAGCTTATCGTTTGATCTTGATTTTACAGGAGATCAAAACTTATTGTTTGGTCCTGTTGTAGCAGATAGTTCTACTTATCTGCTTAATTTAACAGGGGATAGTAATAGTATTGATTGGAATATAGGATATATCGGAAGTGCTGATAGTTCAAATATTAACTTTGATATTACTGGTGACAGTAATACTTTTGATTTAGATCAAGGTTATATTTACAGTGCTGAAAGACTTGATGCCGATTTAATACTAATTGGTAGCTCGAATATTTTTGATATTGATTGGGAGTCTGATGATATTATATGGAACTTTGATATAACTGGTGGTTCAAATAACATTAACACACTTCAAAGCGATGGTGCTAATGAAATTACATTTGACCTAACTGGAGATTCTGCAGATATAGATATCACACAGATTACAGGTACATGTTCAGGACAAAATGCTGGATGTGCTACACCAAATGGTATAATTACTATGGATGTAACTTCAGATAATGCAACAATTCAAATTGTACAAAAAGATTCAACTACCGATTCTTAATCTATTATTAATCAGTGGGGTCAGCTTTGCTGACTCCATTGGTGATATCATTGAACAGACGGGTTCAACTCAATTAATTAGAGACAAAGAAGAAATATCAGTTACAGAAACATATTTACCAGGTATTGAATTATACGATACAGCTGAAACCTCAAATGGTAGAATGCTTATTGAATTTAAAGATAAGGCAGAACTGGCATTAACTGAGCATACTAGCGTATTGATTGATGAAATAATTTATGATCCAAACCCAAATTTATCTAAAATGTCTTTAAAAATGGTACAAGGTACAGCCCGATTTGCTTCAGGTTCTCTTGGATTAGTCAATAAAGCTAATATTGATATACAGACCCCAACAGCCACAATAGGTATTAGAGGAACAGATTTTACCACAACTATTGATGAAATAGGAAGAAGTTTGATTATGCTTTTACCAGACGATAAGGGTGACCCTTCAGGTGAAATAATTATAACTAATGCAGGTGGATCAATAACATTAAATGAAGCTTATCAAGCCACTTTAGTTCAATCATTTGATAAAATTCCAGAACAATCTTATGTTGTTGATAATATTAATAATAGTATGATAGATAATATGTTTATTGTTAATCCCCCTCCAGAAGTAAAACGACAAATGGAAGATGAAGCAGCTGATAGTGCTTATGCAGATCAAGGGGTATTAGATATTGATTTTTTGGAATATAATGAATTAGAAAAAGATATAGATGATTATTTAGAAGAAAATGAAGATAAAAATAGTAGAATAGATTATGATGCATTAAGCGGTGATTTTTTACCAAATTTATTAGACGTCGTGGAAGAATTATTGAGAACTACTGCTGCATTAGGTGATGCACAAGGTACAGATAGTTTAGCTGGATTTTCTTTAAAAGGTGCAGAATTTGGTTTTAATAAAGATTCACAATATAATATTTTTCAAGAAGATGGAAGATTAATTGTTTTTAGAGACATAAATGGTAGAATTACTATATCATTTCAACCAGGTGCTAATTTTAGTTTAACAACAGAAGTAGAAGGATATGCTGGTACTATTACAGGTAACAATGGTGAAGATATAATAGTGGTGATCAAGCAAACAAACTAGCTATATATTAGATGCCTATTAAATTCAGACAATCAGAAAAGGTTTTTAAGAAAGACGGTCCTAAAATAGCACCGGTTAAACATTATTACATAAAACAAACACCTACCACCGAATTAATTGATTATATCAATAAAGGTCAAAAAAATAAAGTGAAACAAAAATGTAGAAATGAATTAACAAGAAGGGGTGTAAGACTCGTCTGGACAGCTAATGGCAGTTAAAAGCAAATCTTTTCAAAAATTTCATGTACCTACCGCTGGAATACGTGGTAAAAAAACTTCTATTGGCCTAAATAACTTAGCAACGTCTACAATGAATAAAAATAAAAGACGCTCACTAAAAAAATATCGTGGTCAAGGAAAATAATTCAGATAAAGGTTTATTAGCAATAGGGTGGATAATTTTATTTACCTGGTGTGCTCTTGCGTTTGGTGACGATAATAAAATTACTATTGACCAAACTGGTGGTGATAACTTCAATCTCACAATCAATCAATTTGGTTCAAACAATGTCATCAAAATGTATGATCCATATTCTTATGTCAATGGTGCAAATATGTCATTACATTTTTATCAAAACAATGATGGTTCAAATCAAAACACAATAGACCTTTGGCACTTAGATGGAAATAATAATAGTATTCGTTGGGGTCAGGGTGGTAAACTAGATGATGCATCTGATACTACATTCTATTTTGATGGAACTGAAAGTGGTGGTCATTACGCTAACTTTGATATACACGGAAGTTATAATAATATTGCAGGTTGGCAAGCAAACTCAGGTAATGGTGCTCACACATATAATCAACTAATCTTTAGTAGTTATAATGATGTATATGTAGAACAACGAGGTGATGGTGATAAAACATTAAATCTTACTATTAATAATGATGGTAATGACGTAGAAGTATTTCAAAAGAATACTGGACATACAGCAACAATTAACTTATCAGGTTCAGACCCAACCATACTCTATCTATTACAACAAGGATATACATCACAAACTTATTCACTTTCACAAAACTGTGTAACTGTAGGTGGCTGCAGTGTATCAGTCACACAACAATGAAATATTTAACATCAGTGTGGACAGCTATTGCAGTTCTTTTCTTATTTGTATTAATTAGAGTATTTGATCCTTTTTTAATTGAATCAACTAGATTAAATTATTTTGATTATTTGCAAAGATCTCATGAAGTAATAGAATCTCATCAAATTGTATTAGTTGATATTGATGAAAAATCTATACAAAAACATGGCCAATGGCCTTGGCCTAGAAAAGAATTAGCGTATGAATTAAATAATATACAACCTGGCAATTTAATAGCTATGTCTATTATATTTTCAGAAAAAGATAGATTTAATGGTGATTTTGTTTTATCAGAAACATTTCAATATTACCCAACTGTATTAGCAACAGCACCCACTAATCAAATACAAACAGAAAGAAAATTACATGTTGGTACAGCTACATTAGGTAGATATCCAGCTCAAGATTTTACCATTGATTATCCTGGTATATTATTACCAATAGAAACATTATCAAATGTATCAGCTGGTAATGGAGCTATCAGTTCAGTACCTGATATTGATGGTGTGGTTAGAAAGTTACCTATTGTTGTATCTGCTAATAAAAAGGTTTATCCATCATTTGCATTAGAAGTAATTAGAACTGCCGTAGGAGATATTTCATATCAAATAAAAACTAATGAATTAGGTATAGAATGGGTAAGAATACCTGCATATAAAGAGATTGCTACATTAAATAATGGAACTGTATATAATACATACTGGAACAAGTTTAAACGTGTGAGCATTAGTGAGCTTAGAGGAGAGAAACTATCTCCAGGTAGTATCCTAATAGTAGGACCTACATTTGAAGGAACTAATATTATACCAACTCCTGTTGGAGCAATGTACCCTCATGATGTGCAAGCTAATTTAATTAAAACTATAATTGACGGTACAGTACTTAAACGTCCTGATTATTTTTCTTTTGTTGAGATAGTAGCTCAAGTATTTCTTGGTCTTCTTTGTCTCGTTCTATTGTATCAAGCTGCCGTTTGGATAAGTGGAGTCGCCAGCGTTGTCTTGATTGTCTCTGCTGCTTGGCTTTCTGTTTGGCTTTTTTCATCAAAATCCTTGTTATTTGATCCTACATGGATTATAATATCAACTATATTAGTATTTAGTGTTGGAGCATTCAACCAGTTCTATAACAATTTTAAACTAAGACAACAGATTAAAAAACAATTTGGTACATATGTATCACCAGATCTTGTTAAACAATTACAAGATGATCCATCATTGCTTAAATTGGGGGGTGAAAGAAAAACCATGTCTTTTATGTTTATGGACATATGTGGATTCACACCTATAAGTGAACATTATAAAAATAATGATGATCCAGAAGGGTTAGTAGAACTGGTTAATAAGTTTTTAGATGTTCAGACAAAGATAATACTAAATAATAATGGTACGGTTGATAAGTATATGGGAGATTGTATCATGGCATTTTGGAATGCCCCATTACCATGTGAAAATCATGCAGATATGGCCGTAAAAACTTCTCTCGAAATAATAGAAGCTACAAAAAAATTAAATGAAGAACTTAAACCTCTTAATCTCCCTCCTATCAATGTTGGTATTGGTGTCAATACCGGTGAATGCATCGTCGGTAACATGGGTTCAGAATCTAGATTTGACTATTCCGTCATTGGAGATGCCGTCAACCTTGCCGCTAGACTCGAAAGCCAAACACGAAATTATGATGGGGTGGACTTGTTGTTATCACAATTCACTGCTGGAGCGTGTACAGAAAGAGCATTCAGAAAAGTTGATACAGTCCAGGTTAAAGGAAAATCAGAAAAGGTTGACATCTTTACAGTTTAGAAAAAGTGAGCCTGCACATGATGTTGTTTGGTTTGCTTTTTGGACATTACAAGCAGCAGATGTGTGGACAACACAACGAGGAATGGATTATAATTGTGTATTTGAACAAAACCCTCTTTTACCAAAAGTACCACATTTAGATAGATTAATAGCTCATAAAATAATTTTTTTACACCCTTTTTACTTTTTTCAAACTGAAGATGTATTGACTCAACAAGAAATGTTGATTCCTACATTATTAGGTGCATATGTTATACATAGTAACCTGAGAGTGATTAAACGAGCAAAAAGAAATTGTTCTAAGAGGTAAAATAAATAGTTGATCTCTCTTAAGGGAGTTCATATAATATACGGAGTAAGTTATGTTTAATAAACAAAAAGTTATCGATCAGCTTAAAATTGATGAAGGTGTAGTAAACGAGATATACCTTGATCATCTTGGCTATCCTACTTTTGGTATTGGTCATTTAATTCTTGAATCTGATCCAGAACATGGAAAAGATGTAGGTACACCAGTTTCAGAAGATAGGGTGCTAGAAGCTTTTGATCATGATTTAGATATCACTGTAAACGAGTGTAGAGTTTTATTTCCTGATTTTGATGAAAAATTAGATGAAGTTCAAGAAATTTTAATTAACATGATGTTTAATATGGGTAGAACACGTCTATCTAAATTTAAAAAATTTATCGGTGCATTAAACGATAAAAATTATAATGAAGCAGCAGATCAAATGATGGATTCAAAATGGTACCATCAAGTAGGTAATAGATCTGTTAGATTAGTTGAAAGGATGAGAGCATTAAGTGAGTAGTATTCAAGAGCAAATAGATAAAAAAATTATTACTGTAAAAGATTTTACCTATCAAATAGAAAGATTTGTTAGTGAAAAGAGATGTGAGTATCTAGATGCTCTTATTTACTATGCAGAAAAAAATAATGTAGAAGTAGAAAGCATAGCTTCATTAGTAAAAAACAGCCATGTATTAAAAGCTAAATTAGCTGCAGAATCTGAAGACAATAATCTAATAAAAAGAAAATCAGGTAAGAAATTACCTATTTAATGTATAAAGTTTTTAAAAATTTTCTTTCCGACGAGCATATTAGAGATATCTATGATATTGCTCATTCTTCGATGAAAGATTGGAGACCAGCTGGTATAGTTCAGCCTAAAAGTAAAATAATTAGGAATAGTACAAGGATTACCGATCAAAAAGTATTTTTCCCTCCAAAGTATTTTGTAAACAAATTAACAACCTTATTTGATAACGACGACCATTTTAAAAGATCTGGTGGTTACGCTTGGGTTGAAAACTGGGCAATTTTACGCTATAATGGTAAAGATGAAGGTAGGTTTAAATGGCATACAGATGATTTGGATTTCTTTTTATATAATGATGATCATGTAGATGATGCTGGCAGACCTGATGTAGAAAAAATTTTTATTCATAATGCAAGACCAAAAAGAAAAATATCGATCTCTATTCAATTAAATAATCAAAATGAATTTGAAGGTGGTGAACTACTTATTCAACGCAATACAGAGAAAGCCGAGTTTTTTGAAGGGGGAGAGCTATCACATGAGCATAATTATTTACGTCAAACAGCTGACAGAGTAGTTTTAAATAAGGGTGATATGGCTGTTTTTGATTCATGGATGGGACATGAAGTAACACCAGTAAAAAGTGGTATAAGGGATGCATTAGTTATATGGGTGGCAGATAAAGAAGAATGGGACAAGTTCAATTTAATGATGGATGTTTAAGAGGTAAAATACAGGTAAGATATATGACACCATATCAAGTATATCAAAAATATCTGGCCCTTAAACAACATTTTACAAATTTAAAATATGATTACTTTACTTACAATGGTAAAGTTAGAGCATCTGAGCATTCTTTCGAAATAAGAAAAGACAAATACTTTTTTTATAAATTATCGAAGCATAAAGATGTTGAAAATTTTCTAGTTTCTAATATAATAGAAACTGGACCAGACTTTTGGGTTGGGGAGTTAAAAGAAGACGAACCGGAAGAAATCTATACAAGATGGAAAAAAAGAAAGGAATCATTAACATACACTTTTAAAGATGACCTTTCAAGACTTGAAGAAGATTTTGATAAAAATTTCGTAGTTGAAAAATATGGACATCCTCATCTCTTAAGACTTTATCTTCGTAAAGAAGTTTGTATTGAAACTATGTGTATCTTAGATATGCTAGTCAATTATAGTAATAGTTGGAATAAAAAGTTACAAAAAGACTTGATTTGGGAAGATAAATATACTATAATAAAGAAATATAGACCTTTCTTATCAATTGATACTGATAAGTTTAGAGCTATAACTCTTAATTATTTTCGTAATGAATAATGTGGATAAACCGTAAATATAACGCTATACGTAAGGAGAAAAAATATGGCAACTTCATTTGAAGCGCTCAAGAAGAACTCGGCTTCTGAGCTTACTAAACTCACCGAGGCACTTAATAAACTAGAAAGCCCACAGCAACAAAATGGACCAGATGATAGAATCTGGAAACCAGATGTAGACAAGGCTGGTAATGGTTATGCAGTAATTAGATTTTTACCTGCACCTGAAGGTGAAGATGTACCATTTGTAAGAGTATGGGATCATGGATTCCAAGGACCTCAAGGTCAATGGTATATTGAAAAATCTCTAACTACTATTGGTCAAAAAGATCCAGTATCAGAATATAACACAATGTTATGGAACTCTGGTATTGAGTCTAATAAAGACTTAGTGAGAAAATATAAAAGGAGATTATCCTTTTATTCAAATATCTACGTTGTAAAAGATCCTACAAGACCTGAAAACGAAGGTAAAGTGTTTCTATTCAAATATGGTAAAAAGATCTTTGAGAAATTAAATGATCTTATGAACCCTCAATTTGAGGATGAAAGTCCTGTTAACCCATTTGATCTTTGGGGAGGTGCAAACCTTAAACTAAAAATCAGAAATGTAGAAGGTTACAGGAACTATGATAAATCGGAGTTTGAAGAATCAGCACCTTTAAGCAGTGATGATTCTCTTTTAGAAACTGTTTGGAAATCTCAATACTCATTGAGTGATTTTGTTGAACCAAGCAATTTCAAATCATATGATGAACTTAAAACTAAACTATATAGAGTTTTAGCTTTAGGTGAAAGTGCTGCAGATGAACAACCTCAAGTTCAAGCACCAGTACAAAGAGAAGTGAGTGCTCCGACTATACCAACTACATCAGCTGAAACAGAGTCCTTTGATTCATCTGATGACGACGACACAATGTCGTTCTTTCAAAAACTAGCTGAATAGCTTGTCTCTTCTGGGGTGGTGAAAACCACCCTTCTTTACTTTGAAAATCTGATTACTGTTGGAGTAGTACCTCTTGATACTCGGTACTGTTTGGTTTCAATATTGTTGCTAAGTGCTGTAGTATTACCACCTGTATTTACAACATTATTTACATTCTGAGATACTACATTTGCAATAGATTCTGATAATGCCTGTTCATCTAAAACTTTACCAGATGATCCCCCTTGGAATATATTTACTGCTTTAGATATATCTGCTAATTTTTTATGATCTAAGTTTTGTATTTGTTTTAATTTATCAATTAATTTTTGAAGATTCTCATCTTTAAATTCTCTACCTTCTAAATTCTTTAATAAATCATCTGTTGAGCCTACAAAATCTTTAAATACTATAAGTTCTGGACCACCAAATTTTGATAGATCTGTCATTGCGGTGCCTAGTTCACTTAAAGGTTCGATAGCTGATTCAAAGTCACTTGTTGTTATCCAGCCTGTTAATTGACCCCAAATATTTTTTAACCCTTTAAATGCACCTTCTAAAAATGTATCATTTTCATCAATTCTATCAAGCCCAGTTAAATTATCAATTAATTCACGTACACCATCACCCATATAACCCATTGACTTAACTGTATCTTCATTAAAGTTTAATTTGGAAATATCATCCATACCAGCCGCAAATTCTTCTAAATCATCTGATATCATACTTAATTGAAATGAGGATAAAAAGCTACTAAAACCACCTAATAAATCAGCAAACCCCGTACCTATTAGTTTACCTTTATCAGCAAACATAACTGCATCAACACTGTTTAATTTATTAATTGTTTCACTTAACCCACCAATCTCATCTTCTATAGATGATAAAACAAGCCCTTCTTTTAAGCTATTAAACCCTCCTAATAAACTACCAAATCCTGTACCAAGTTGTTCACCTGTAGTTATAAATTTAGCTGAATCAGTTTTATTTAAACTATCCACACCAGATGCTATAACACCAAGATTATCGTCTATAAGTTTAGCTGTTAAAGTATCAAATATGGATCCCATACCGGTAAGCAACTTATTAATACCCTTACCAGCAGTTTCCATATCAGTTTCAAAACTGCTATCAATTTCTGCGTTATTTAATGCAGTAATACCTGTTGCTAATACACCTAAATTATCATCTATAAATTGTAATGTGAATGAACCAAACAGATTTTTAAATCCTGATTGTTCACTCATAAATGCTGATAATCCTCTACCAGCAGCTCCCATATCATCTTCAAAGTTGCTGTTAAGTTTTACAGTGTTAAATGCTTCAATACCTCTTGCTAAAGGTACTAAACTTTCATCAACCAACTTAACTGTTATACCAGCTAAAATATTTGTATCAACATTATTTAAAAATGCATTAATTCCATCAGCTGCTCTTGATAAATTTTCTTCATCAAATTCTGTATCATTTAATGCTTTCATACCAGCTGCTAAATCAGTAAATTGTGTTTTAGCTAATAACATTAAATTGATAGTACCACCAAAAGAGGTTGCACCAGTTAGTTGACCTAATGCATAACCTAGTTCTTCAAATTTTTCTTTATCAATATCTAATTTATTAAGTTGATCTATACCCGTTGATGTTTCTTGTAGCCCTTTGCCGAATACTTCTACTGCTTTTGCTCCAATATAAAGAGCACCAGTTATGGTTGCTAAACCTAAACCTACTGCACCTAAACCTAAACCAACACCACCTAATGTACCAGCTACAGCACCACCTGCAGCACCACCTGCAGCCCCTCCTGCAGCTCTACTGGCCCCTCTTCCACCTACTAATCCAGCAAGTGTTGACATAAAACCACCCGTAGCTTTATCTGCTTTTTCTGTTTCGTCTGTGTAAGTTTTTAATCCTTTAGTGTCTGGGCTGATTACTATATCACCATCTTTCTTTTTACCTTTAGGTTGAATAGATTTTGCACCTGAATCTTCCTTCAGCTCAGTAAAATAACTACTTACTGGTTCAAAAAGTGATATTAATTTATCAAATTGTCCAATTTGTATATTTAACTTATCATTTGCACCATCAAATGATAATGCTAATTCACCCATCTCTTCTCTTAAAGTAGAGGCGAGATCATTATTACCTTCTATGATAGCTTTTTGTAATGAATTAAATGTTTGAACTTGTTTACCTATGATACCAAAAACTTGAGACGCCGTTTTATCTCCATTCCCTCTTGGTAATGGTTTTCTCGGCCCGTTTGGTTTTTTAGTATCTTCAGCCATTAATTTTTACCAAATGCTCTTCCAGCTTCACTAATACCAAATGCACCTAATGTAACTACCACAAATGATGTATAAATTGTATCAGAGATAACTAAGTCTTGACCCATAAATGCAGTGATTAAATCACATATACCGAAAATTGTCATTAATGCAAATGATATAAATCCAATAATTGCTTTTTCGTTTACATCATTATCATCTAAAAAAATGTCCATAAATTTTCTTTCGGGTGGTGCAAGTCTTTTTTTAGCTTCTGCAGCCTCAAGTTGCATTTCTCTAATGGTATCTTCAGCTTTATCAAGCTTATCGATTAACCCCATATATTTGTCGAGATCTATCTCAACTTCGTTTCTACTATTATCTTTAGCCATTATGTTTTTTCCTCAGTTCTTCTTGTTGCTTTAACCAATCAATTAATAACTCTATGTAAATATCCCTCTCAAAAGGGTACATAGCCTCTAACTCTGTTAAAGAGTATTTATGATGCTGAACAAGATTAAACTGGGTTTGATAATAGTTACCTAAGTCGTTATGACTTAGGCATACATAAAAAAATCGTTAAGCCCACTTAAAGTTTTTGTTTTTTCTTCTCCAGCAGCATTAACATAATGTAAGTCATAAGATAATTGCGGTATTTTTGCAATATATTCTTGTATCTGTTTAAAGTTCTGGGTGGTTAAAGAGTCAAAAAATTCTCTTCTTTCATCCGGACTATAATCTTTTAACAAATAGACTTCATCACCATCATCACTATAAACAGAATCAACTGCATTCGATACTAATTCAAAAGCAATGTTTGCAGGATTCTCTTTGAATATTTCATCAGAAAAATCATGATTTTCTTTATATTCAGGAAACTTTAATTTTAACCAGTACTTATCTGATATTTGTATTTTATCATTTGGTACTTTAGATACATCTAATTCTACTTCATCTAAATCCAATTCTACTTCTACATAACCTGTTTCACCTTCTACCACTTCTTTTGTTTCATCAACAATATTAAGTTTTACAATATTATTAACAGACAATGCTCGTAATTTTAAAAATATATAATCCACTTCAAAAGCAGGTAATGTTTCTAAGTTTGTACCACATACTATACAGTTTCTTAAAACTGTTTTTACTGCATCAACTATTGCAGTCATTTTTTTCTCGTTTTGTGCAAAAAGTAAAAGCTTTTCTTCTTTTACCGTAAAAGGTCTTATTTTGATTTTCTTTTTACTGTAAGGTAAAAACACCTCTGTTGTGGGTGAATCAAGTTTTGGTAAGCTCATTATATCTCCTAATCAAATAAATTTAATAATGTTTTACCATTATTAATCACATTCAAAGCGTCTTGAACGCCTCTTGGTTTTTTAATAGATTTCACTATTTCAGCTGCTCCTTTCATTTTAGCAATAAACTGGAATAAATTTAATCCACGTTTTCTTTCACCACCCTCTGCAATATCAGATGTAGATGGCATCATTGTTCTATATGATAACTGGGTTTGTATTAAAGCAATTTCATTATTTTGTTGCCAGCCATAATCGATTGAACCAATATTTAAAATTGCACAGTCATAAAATTTGTATGTTAAAATAGTTCCACCTTTAGGTTCAAAAACTTCTAATGTTACATCCATAGCATAATCATCAAAATATCCAGTTTCACCAAAATAAGAAGCACCACCATCAGGCATTGGTACTGATCCTATTTCACCCGCATTAAGAGCATATTGAGCATGTCGTTGTGCCCATTTTGTTAAAAATTCAATTACCTGATTAGTATTATCTAGAAAAAATTCTAAAGATAAAGCCTGAGGTATATAACCTGTTGTTCTTCTTTCATTAGGACCAAACCCTTGTCTTTTAAATTCTGTTTGTGAAAAAGCAAACCCTGGCATTGTAGCTCTAGAACAAAGTATTCTTGCTGCATCTAAATTGCTGGTTGTTTTAAATCCATTAGACCCTCTTGGTGGTGAAAAAGATACCATAAACAAATTAGGTACTTGAAGTCCTTGAAATTTATCTACTTGTGATCTAAATTCGTTTACGTTAAATTTTGCCATTCCATTTTAACCTTGAATCTTCCCAAACTTGATTTACGTTTGGTACTTTTCTGAAGTCTTGTAAAGGTAATGATATTACATACTGCCATTCTTCTGGATGTATTTTAATCATTCTTCCTCTTATATGATTATTTAGGTACTTTTTAATACATGCTTTATAATAAAGCTTACTTGTACCAGTTGATCTAACTTTATCATAATCAATATCTAGATAAGTTTTATCAGTTAATACATTTTCATCTCTAAATTCTAAAAGCTGTTTCATAAAAAGCCCCCGTTCTCTATAGGGTAAATAATGAAAATTTAACCCTAAACAGTAAGTTGGAGTGACGTCTATAATTGCTGAAATAGGAAATCTATCATAATATGGCAGTGAATTTTTATTTTTATTTTTTGGATCATATTTAAATAAAAAAATATCACCAGGTTTAAATGGTAATTCTTTATAATTATCTATTAATGATTTTCTTCTAAATAAGTTATCAACGATGGGTAAATCAGCATCTTCTGTTTCTTTTGCTTTTTGTTGAAAGTATAAACGAGATTTATTTGAACCGTCTTGAATA